TTCTCCAGAAACCGTAATCCAAAGAGATGATGGGTATGTTTGTTTAGCAGAAATAAAGGTTGGAGATAAAATTTTGGCTTTTGATGTCCATAATAAGAAAAATCACTTCGTAGAGGTTGAGAGGGTTTTTGAAAAGGAGGCCGAGGTTTTTGAGTTTGAGATGGATAATGGCTCCATAATCACATGTTCGATGGATCATAAATTCCTATGTGAAGATAAAAAGATGCGCCCAATCAAAGATATTCTTAAGGGAGGATTTAATATTATGTGTAATATGGAGTGTGACTAACACTGAAAACACTCCTTTACATAAAATCATTCCTATCTCCACGTTCGATACTTGCTTGGTATCTGGCTGGACAAAGGCTCAAATTATAAAAAGCTACCCTTCAAGATCAGGAGGGGCTTATTATATGGACAAATTTGCAAACCATCTTAAAATAGATTGCAACTTAACGCTAAAGGAGTATGTCAAGGATTATCTGAAAGAGGATTGGCCAACATGTCCAATTAATGGAGAAGAAGTTGGATATAGGCTAAATGGCAAGGGTATTGAATTTAGCAAATTTGTAGCAACAGTAACAAAAGAACACTCTCCAGCATTCACGGCCTTTTGCGAAAGAATCTCTGAAGAAAGAAAAGGGGTCGGCAATCCAATGTTTGGAAAACCTTCGTGGTCAAGAGATTTGCCCAAAGATCATCCTTATATTGTGAATCTCTCCCAAAGAATGACGGGTCATATTAAGTCCCCAGAAACAATTGAAAAGCTAAAATTTGCGGCAAAAAATCGCACAAAAGAACCTCATCTTGGACACAAACATTCAGAAGAAACTAAAGCATTTTTTAGAGAACATACTGCAAAATTATGGGCGGAAGGAAAATTTAATAGAAAAACCTCAATCGAAGTAAAGGTGGAAGATTTTCTTAACGAATTAAAGGGTCAATTAAACCATGAATTTGTTTTTCAGCATCTTGCGAAATATTATACTCTTGACTTTGCTTTCCCAGAGGTTAAAGTTGGGATCGAGTGCCAAGGAACATTCTTTCATATCGACCCAAGAGTTTACCCCGATGGGCCAATTTGCGCCGTTCAGCGCCGTAACGCAGGTCGCGACAAATCCAAAAGAAAGTACTTGACGGAACGCGGATGGACGATTATAGAACTATGGGAAATTGAAATCAATGATGGAAGATTTCGGGAACAATTAATATGCGAACTACAAAAATTAAATCTTATAAAAGAATCGGACTTAGACCAACCATTGACCTAGAGGTTAATCATCCAGACCATAATTTTTACGCCGAAGACCTTGTAGTTAGTAATTGCCATGCGGTGGAGTACAGTATGTTGACTTATGCAACGATGTATCTTAAATTCAATCACCCGCAGGAATTTTTCTTATCTCTTTTAAAGATTGCCAAGTTTGAACAGGATACTTTTGCGGAAATCTCTAAGGTGACGCAAGAACTATCTCTATTCGGGATGAAATTATTGCCGCCCGATCTTTCTAAATCGAAACAAGAATTCTCTATCGAAGGAAACAATCTGAGATTTGGTATGGACTCTATCAAAGGAATCTCTGAAAAAAGCATCCAAAACCTCCTCGACTTTCGTGGTCACGAATTCCAAAACAAATACCAAATCTTCCAGTCAGCCAAAGATTGCGGGTTGAATATCGGCATTCTTTGCACCCTCATTCAGGCTGGGTGCTTGGATTCTTTCGGAGACAACCGTTGTAAAATGGTTCTTGAGGCCCAAATGTTCAACAAGCTCACAGAGAAAGAAAAACTGGCAATCTTGGAACTAGGAGAGCATCACAACCACGACATTTTCGCCGCCCTAAAAGATGGTGCTGAAGGCAAGATTCTAAATGCCAAAAACAAATCAGTCTTCACGGAGAGCCGTATTAAAAAGCTGCGCGAAGAGCACGCTAAATACAAACAAATCTACGACCAAAATATCAAACACCTAAAATTCTGTAACTGGTATTTCGAGCGGGAAATGCTTGGTTACTCATACAGTTATACATTGCGTGATGTCTTTGAGGAAAAAAAGAATACCTTTACGCCGCTCTTGGAATTCTCCTCCCTTGAAGATAACGAAAACATCCGAATTGTGGGGGTCGTCACGGAAGTTAAAAAGACCACTTCCAAGAAGGGAAACAAATACATGATGCTAAGCATCTCAGACGAGGGCGGAAAACTTTCGGCCATGTTTGGGGACAACGCTAAAGATAATAAGTGGAGCCGCCATCTTGAAGACAAACTGCCAGTCCCAAGCGAGGATTCTGTTGTGATTGTTTACGGGAAGAAGTTTGGGGATTTGTTGATAGTGGACAGGTTCTCTATTGTGGAAGACGAAATTTATCTCAAGCTTTCCAACGTTAAGTGATTGACAAATCCAGACCCCAGACTAAACTCCAACCGTGCAAAAAACCCCCAACCTACTCCTCCACCTTGAAGAAGCATCTAAATTTTCCGCAAAAAATAACCGCCCGAACAATGTTGTTGATCTTTTCGCCCAACTGTTGAGCGAGAGTAAGTTTAAAAGTCTGCTGGGGAAGTTCCAAATCAGCGCCGAAAACGTTGCGTCTAGCCTTACAAAAAATCTTCCAGAGGTGTTTCCACAAATCTTTGATGACGCGGAGACAGAGTATAATGATGTACTTAAAAACGCCGAAGATTCTGCGTTGGAATTGGATTATGGATACTTTGATACGGAGCATCTTTTTCACGAGCTACTTAATTCGTCACCCACAATTCGGTCGTTTTTCGCCATCGGAGAGTTGCCCATTGACGACATCTTGAAGAAAACATCTGATATGATGCTTCTCAAACATGATGTCGCCGCTGAAATGTCGGCAGAAATCAGTCGTCCCGATTATGATACGATTGATAAATACTGCAAAGACCTAACGCTGGACTACGGAACAGAACCAAGAAAGATTTATGGCCGCGCCGAAGAGATTTCTAGTATTCTTGATGTTCTTTGCCGCCATAAAAAAGGCAACGCTATTCTTATTGGCGAAACGGGAGTTGGCCGCAAAAGTATTATTCGCGGGGTCATTGAAAAAATTAACTCGGGTAAAAGCTCAGAAATTCTTCGCGGCAAAACATTCTATCAGCTTGACGTAACAGCTATTGTGGCTGGAACAGCAATGTTTGGGTCAATCGAAAGTCGATTCAAGAATCTAGCAGAAGAACTTGAAGACCATGAAAACGCCGTCCTTGTGATTCCAGACTTCGAAGTGGTATCTGGGAGCGGTTTCAAAGAAGGTCCGAGTGACATCAGTAATTTCCTAAAGAACATTTTGGCGCGGCCAAATATCTCTTGTTTAGCAACCACCACTCAAGCTAATTACAAAAAACACATCGAAAAAGACCAATCCATGACCAACCTTTTCGAGGTTATCAAGGTCAAGGAGCCAACGAAGGAAGAAACCCGCGCCATTCTGGTTAATTCTATTCATGAACTTGAGGAGTGTCACTATGTTGATTTCCCTATCGAAACCATCGACACGGTTCTTGATCTTTGCGAAAAATACCTTCCATATCGCCGCTTTCCAGAGAAGGCGATTGATACACTAGACTTTCTTGGGGCAAGGGCTAAGAACGAGCATTTCACGCACCCTCCAAAACTCCACGAAGAATGGGAGTCCATCATTGACAAAATCGGCCCCGACTTTGATAAAGATTCTCCAGAGTTCCAGAAATTAAACCGCCGCATGGAAAAATGGGCAAAAAAACTCAACAAGTGGATGGAGGATACGGATAAAAACATTCCATTGATTTCACCCGAACAGGCGATTTCAACATTCGCTGAAAAGTATAAAATCACTGAAAACCAACTCAAACAACTCCAAACCTCGGCTATTGATGGACTGGCAGAAAAATTAAAGGGCGCAATCTTTGGTCAAGATGAGGCGATTGATAAGGTTTGTAATGTGTTGCTATGTGCCAAGGTGGGTCTTCGCGACAAGAATAAGCCGCTGGGAAAGTTTATGTTTGTGGGTTCGACATCGGTGGGCAAGAGCGAATTAAGCAAGCAACTCGCTAATCATTACTTCGGCGACGAGAAATCCCTCCTTAAATTGGACATGTCAGAGTTCTCAGAAAGGTTTTCGGGGTCGGCTTTAATCGGAACATCCGCTGGATACGTTGGATATGAAAATGGCGGGCGCTTAACCGAGTTTGTCAAACATAATCCCTCCTGCGTTGTTCTTTTTGACGAAATCGAGAAGGCTGATAGAAGCATTCACAATCTCCTTCTCCAAATCATGGACGACGGTTACTTGACTGACGGCCAAGGATTCAGGGTAGATTTTACCAACACAATCATTGTTCTGACGACAAACTCTGGCAGTGAGCCTCCAAAATCCATGGGCTTCAACGCCCAACCCTCAACAGACCACCACGAAAAAGCGGCCAAAAAAGATTTCGCCCCCGAATTTAGAGCGCGAGTAGATGAGATTGTTGTGTTTAAAGACATGGATGAGAAGATGATGACTTCTATTTTGGATAAGTTTATCGACCAAACCATCCAAAAACTCAAAGACTCCGATATATCAGTCCTTATTGATGATGCCGTCCGAAATATGCTACTTAAAGAAATCAAAAGCCAAAACTCCCACTCTCGCGAGATTCAAACAACCGTGCGGCGAAAATTAGATATTCCACTGGCAAAATACATTATTGACAAACGGCCAAAAGTAATTACAGTAAAGGCGGAAAACGAAAAGATCACAATCCAATGAATAGACAAATAAAATTCCGCGTCTGGCACAAAGGCAAAAATCAATGGTTACATAAACCAGGACAAGAGTGTTATATCTTGGGGGAGAACATCCTTTTGGGTGGATTTTGTAATGTGCCGCTGGAAGAACTAAACAGCCTTGAGGTTTTGCAATTTACAGGGCTGGAAGATTCAACGGGCAAAGAAATTTACGAGGGCGATATTGTTTGTGAAAAAATGACCAACGAAATTGCTTTTCACGGTGACGAATGTAATATCGGACGAGTATTTTTCGCCGCTGGGACATTTATGATTGATAGAGACGGTCCATTATATGATCATACGCACAGTTTAACCCCAGATAAACTTGAAGACTACTTGGTGGTCGGAAATATCTTCGAAACTCCTGAACTTCTTGAAAGAAACTCTCCCTAAATCCGTTAATATACTGCACACCAAAACACACATGCAAAACATCGAAACAACCCTAAAATCCACCCGTGGCCGCTTCTTCACTCTTAGCACAAAACAAGGAGAGCGTTTTAACGCTCAAACTCGCGGCATGACAGCGAAGTACATCACGGTTTTTGATCGCAACTCTAATCGCGTCCGTAAGCTGGCCAAGTCCAGCGTGACGAATGTTAGTTGTGGTCGCTAATCGAACGCCTTAGAACGAGATGTTTATCCCTTAATGATCTGGGGGATGTTCTGAAAGCTACTAGGCTCTTGTCTAGTTTAAGGTTTCTGGGTTAAAATCCCAGCAAGGCATGATAATTTCAAGGTACCGCACCAACTTGAGTCGATCAGTCTAACCTGACTCTTGACGGAAAATGTGGGAAGTTAGGCTCTCGCAGCCTTGACAAGAAAACTACAGAGAGAGCGGCAAACTCACCGATTTTAACGAATCGCAGGAAACCAAACTCAATCTCCATAGTATCCCCGAACTGCTTTAAAGTGGTTCGGGGTTTTTCGTGTTAATATAAGATATGCGCCTTGAGAATATCCTCCGCGAAAAGATTTACGCTTTCAGCACAAACCCAGAAACATCAACCGCCGAAGCTTCTATCTTAAAAGAAATCGCCGCAAAAAATAATCTCGGCGACTACATTGGTTCCCTGACCTTAGATAACAACGACAACTACGATTCTTATCGTCTTGACACGTCGGACGGACATTTCTGCGTCAAAGTTTCCCTAGACCCGCAAGATCAATCCATCTCCAGAGATTTTTCTGCTCTTGAGCAACTCCTCGATAGAAGATTTCCCTACGCAGTAACCCAAGGAGAGTTGAAAGACTATCGCGCCCACTATTCTGTGTCCTCTTTCATCTACGGGCAAAGTTGCGCCGAACTTGGGAAATCCCACATTACGCAGTGGAAAGATAAATTCTCAACGCTGATAAATTCTTTGGCCGCGAAGAAAATTAATTGTCGCCCGTTCAAAGAATTTCTTGAGAGCAAATATCTCTTATCTGACATTACTAAGACCCCCCAATTTAAAGAAGTGGACTTCTCTAAGGACACAGAAATACTAGAAATCTGCACAACCGAACTACTCGCCGTTAAGAAATTGATCCAAGAAGCCTACCATTCCTGCATGGAAGGTGGAAAACTTTGCCACGGAAACGTCATTCCATCTCGACTTTTAATTCGCGGCGACGAATTTTCGTTAATTAATTTCGACGATTCTTATCTAGGCAATCCGTTGATTGACCTTTGTTCTCTCAAATATGAGTTTTTCATTCAAGATGACATGGAGGCGGCGATTATTAATGAATTTCGGCGCGAAAATCCCTTTGATATGGCTGATTATAAAAAATGCGCGGCCATGGTTAAATTGCTGAAATTTCACGACTTGATCAATGACTACATTAAATACGTCTATGTTTATCGGGGCGTAAAACAAAGAAAAATCCTAGAATTGACTGAAAAGATGAGTCGAAGTTTTGGATTGTTTGGGGGGCTGGCTCCGTTTGAGCGGCATAAGGATAAGATAGCGCAGTTGTTTACGTCTTGCGTGATTTAGAAGGCTCTCTGCCAGTGTAAAACAATACACATGGCTTTATACTCCCTTACTGGTTCTAGCGCAATTGAAAGAGGTGCGTGCGCGACCTTTTCGTTTAATCTTGACACGAGTTCAGGGGAATTTCCTATTTCTGGCTATGCCGTGTCTGGTTGGATTCGTCGTAAATGGGACAAGAACCTAGAAACCACTTGGACCGCCGAAATTCTTTCTACGGGGTCTGGTTTAGTAAATATGACGCTAACTGCCGCCCAAACAGCGGCGCTTTCTCTTGCTCCTTTGGAACACGAAATTTTTATTTATCCACCCGCTTCTGGTTGCCCACTAAGAATCATTGAGGGAGACATTGATGTTAGAGGGGGCGATATGTTTTAATTATGTCCGATATTACCGTTACAATTAACCCCCCGCAAACTACTTCGATCACTGTCGCTGGGGGTGTTTTGCCTCACAATCGAAGCCACGCTCCCGCTGGTTCTGATAGTCTTGAATCTTGGTATGCTACGGTTGATAACCTAAATTATGTAAGTGGGCAAATCGGCGCTCCCGCTGGAGTGGTTTTTGTTACTGGCGACCAAAATGTTTCGGGCGTCAAAAACTTTTCTTCGCGCCCAACAGTTAATGGTTCGGGGGTTATGCTAACTGGCGAAACCGCTGGAACAGGCTATCTTACTGGGTTTGTCAATAAGTCTGAGACTGGTTCTTTCGTGACTAGCGGGAATACTGGTGATTTTGTAACATCTAGCCAAACGGGCGTCCTTACGGGAGTATTTTACCCCTATTCGGCAAACCCAGCGGCGTACGTCCAAGGAGCCGTTGTCAGACCATCTAATACTGGGAACTTTGTAGATAAAGGATCAACTCAAACGATCTTTGGAAGAAAATATTTTGACGTTAGCGATTTTAATAGGATAGAAATAAGTGGGATATTAAATGGCAACGATACGCTCCCAACAACTGGGATAGCTTTCGTTGATCCTTTGGGGGGGACTGGTTTATCTATTCAAGGAGGTGGCATTGATTTAGGAGGAATCATTTCCGCTCCAAATGGCACGCTTACACTAAGCGCGGCAGAGGTTCTTGTGACTGGAGCATCATTGGTTACTATACATGACTCTAGTTTATTGGTTGATAAATTTGGGGTATTCCAATCTGGCGTTTCTGGAGCTAACTTAGTTTATAATACTTCCAATCAAACCATCTCGGGTGTCAAAAACTTCAATTCCCGCCCCCAAGTCTCGGGCGTCGGTTTACAAACAACTGGAGAATATGCTAGATTTAATCTTTGGGATGATTTTAGCGGGGCGCTTTATCCATACCCAAGAAATGATCTAAACAGATCGTGGAATACCCTTAAAAGACTAGAAAGTGTTGCTGGGACTTCTGGCGAGGTTATCTGGTATAATATTCCTCAATGGACTGGGGAAACCCCTGTTGGGACGGGCATTTCGTCTTTCTACAATACTGGATTTTGGGCAAGAGAATATGATTGGTCGTGCGTAGCCTTCGAAGGGGGAAGGACATTTAGTGGAAGCCCGACAACTGCCGCTGTCTTAATTTCTCCTCGCCATATTCTTTCTACGAATCATTCGAATATTCAATCTGGCACAAGATATGCATTCGTCTCAAACAAAGAGACTGGCTTCACATGGGAAGCGGAGGTTCAATCTGTAGCGAGAATCAGCGGAGACGCCACCGTACTAACTCTTTCGCAGGATGCTCCAAGTCAGATCGTCCCAGCGTCCATAATTGGCTCACTTCCAACCTCCTCATGGGGCGCTGGTTCATTAAATAACGTCCGCGCATTGACGGTAAAAAACTCAACAGTATTATTTGATTGTTTAGACGCGATCTCTACTGGCGTCGGATTCCAATCTGGGTCTTTGACTCTAAGCCATTTTCCAGAGGTAGATTCTAGATTTACGGGACAACATGAAGGGGGGGACTCTAATAGTCCAGTATTCCTTCCTCTCGATAATGGGAAGCTGGCCTTATTGGGAGTAGCTTCAACGGCTTCAAGCGTTGCCTTCATTGGCGACCCCGCTATTAGGTCTGGGATTATTTCCTCTACGTCTGGATACTCAGTCGATATATTCAACCCAGAAGCCCAATCGACCAGTGTTTTGCCCGTGAGCGGTCAATTATTTAAACTTGGAAGCTTGATAAACCCATGGAGCGAGGTTTATGCTGGAACGGTCAGCGGCACAACAATAACGGCAAATAGTTTTAATGGGGCTACGAGCAAACTGTATTTAGGCTATAGTTCTTTGGCGTTTAATGGAAATAGAACAGTTTCTTCTGGTTCTAGAAACCTAAGTTTTCAGCCGAGAGATAATTCTTTAATCACACTTAGCGGGACATTCCCAGTCACGACCCTTTTTGATTTCGTTATTACGGGTTCGAATGTTGTTACATTTACAGGGATTGACACGACGCTAATAACGCCGCATGGTAGTGGGTTTAGTGGCAGCGGCTCAATTGTAGAGGTTAGATCAGTTGGAAGCAATGTATTAATGGTATCGAGACAAGGGAGTAACACTGGTTATCTTACTGGTTACGCTCCAATCGCAGATTCCATTACTGGCATCTCTGTTGACGGCTCCTCCACAAAAACCATTACCCTTTATCAACTCGATGGGTCAACCTTATCGGCTTCTTTTACCGACCAACAAGGAACTGGAGGAGCAGGCAGCGATTATTATATTTATTCTGGGTCATTCGACGCTGGAAACGGCAACCTAACCCTAAATCGCACTGGTGATGCTGGAACAGTCGTTATTCCTCTCGACGGAAGATACGTTACGGGATCGGTAGTCCGTCCGTCAGAAACAGGGTTATTCGTGACGAGTGGCCAAACTGGCAACTTCATTACATCTTCGCAGACTGGCGCTTTTTATCCGACAAGCAATCCATCTGGGTATATTACAGGACTAGATTTATCGTCCTACGCTACAATCGCTTCTACAACTGGAATTAGCGGCCATCTCCAGACTCAAATAACAAACAATAACCAAACAGGCGCATTTTTAACTACTGGTGCGGCTGATTCTCGTTATGCTCTCCAAAGTGCTACTGGAGCTTATACTGGGGAGTTCTATCCTCGTTCATCCAACCCCAGCAATTACCTTGTCGCTGCCGACATAGCCAACCTTGCATCAACTGGATACGTTACGGGTGTCAGCGGCTATCTACAGGGTCAAATCACCACTCTAAACAGTCAAACAGGGTCTTATGTTACTGGCTCTGTCATTCGTCCATCCGAAACTGGTAATTTCGTTACCACATCTCAGACAGGACAATTTTATGCGGCGTCAAATCCTGCGAATTATATCACGGGTGTTGATCTTTCGAGTTATGCGACAACTGGTTATGTGACTGGAGTAAGTGGATACCTTGCTTCATTAATCTCCGCTAGTAGCGCTGGAGTAGGAACTCTCAACGGACTATCTGGTTCGTTAACTATTGCGGGCGCAGGTAATAATAGCGTTTCTGTTGCTGGTTCTACGATCACCGTATCTGGAAACACTGGATTCCTTACTGGCTACCAAATTATAGGCAATTATGTTCCGTATAATGGAGCCACTGGACAAGTTGATATTGGAGCGCAAACATTAATCTCTCACGCAGTAAAAGCGGATTCTTCCGATGGCCTTCAAATTCTCAGTAATAACGGTTCAACGGGGATTGTTGTCGGCGCTGGCGGGAGCGCGAATGTCACAGCGTACGGAGCTTTAAAACTTGATTACGCAACGACAAATAAAGTCCCTATTATTGATGCCAATAAAAACCTAATAGCTTCAAGCGTAACTACTGGCGAAGTTAATAGCTTGACTGGGGTCACATCTCCAATTCAGGGTCAATTTTCGGCCATAAATAGCGTTACTGGGTCATTTGCTTTATCCTCCAACACAGGAGCATTCCTAACTACTGGAGCCGCCGATAATCGCTACTCATTAAATACGGGAATTAAGGGCATTTATGTGGACGCTGGAGCAATGCTCACTGGCTCCGTTTCTGGAGCAACCCCACTTACGCTTTCTGTTTCTAATAGCGGAATCGCTCATGATGTTTACTCGTTTGATCCTGCCGTTAGCGGATTTGTACAATTCAAATTTAAATTAGCCGACTACAATCTTGGAGGACTTCGCGCCAAATTTGATTGGACTACAAGCGGCGCTTCTGGAGGTGTCGTTTGGGGTATTCAAGCAATATCTGCCAGCGATGGCGACTCCCTGAATATCGAATGGGGAACAGCGGCGGAAGTTACAGATACATTCATCACTGGCACGGGATTCCACCTCACTTCTGGAAGCCCATCATTCTCTCCGTCGCCAACTCCACTGTCTGGAGACATGCTGTATTTTAGAGTTTACCGTGATGTTTCTGACACCAACGATACTCTTGCCGTTAATGCTAATCTCCTTGGTGTGTCGCTTCAATACACTGGAACAAACATCTCCACATGGTAATTCCACACAGACGAAAATCTTTTAGATTCGCCCCATCTGGCGGAGGGTCTGGCTCAACCCTTCTAACTGGCCTTTGGGCATGGTATGAGATGGCCGAGACTACCAACACAGACAATGCGGTTGACGCCTCGCCCAACGGCAGAACATGGACGAGGTTAATCAATATGACTCCAGACGCCACAAGCGCGCCTGATGGTGGAGCTTGCCGAGTCGCTACCAGCAACGGTGTTTCCATGAGTCGCGCTCACGAGAACGCAACTAACAGTTCCGACATTACCATCGCTGGATGGTTCTACCTCGCGGCAGCCCCTGGCACCGCGTTAAATGTCCACTTTGACAATGGCACCCCGAATTTCTACAACCTCGGTTTTATAAACCGTGGGGTATCGTCATCACGTATTTACATTAACAACACATTAACTACAGTCACCCATTCGACGACTTTAACAACCTCGGCATGGCACTGCTACACACTGGTGTATAATTTAGGGTCGTCAGTGGCGACTCTTTGGATTGACGGCGTTTTGCAATCGACCACAGCCTCTGGCACACCAGCAACGGTCTCGTCTGGCAACATGCGCTCACAGACGGGAGCGACTGGCAACAAATACACGTCAATCGCCCTTTGGACCAAGGCTCTCTCAAACGCCGAAGTAGCCGAGTTTTATAACGGAGGAATTAACCTTAGATACGCTAATTTATGAAATTAATTTTTAACGGGGCAACTAAACTCACAAGCAATCAAGACGAAATCTTTCATCTCATAAGAAAAGGTTGGACGGAATTAATTGAAGCGCCGAAAGAAATTCCTCCAATTAGCGAACAAGATGCAAAATGGAGAACCTTTGGGGAGAAAGTGGCTGAAGGATTTTTAGTTGAGCCCGAAAACTTTGTCATCGGCCTTGATGAAAACGACCGCGCTCTGTTTTCTCAGATGTTGGCCCTAGTAAAAGAAGCTCTTGATCTTGGTTGGACTACGAACGAAACGACACAGACAATCTCGGATAAAAGCGGCCAAAAACACCAACTCACTACTCTAAGGTTTCGGCAAGTGATGGTGGCCTATGGGTTTTACTTTAAGGGTCTTTGGGACGGATTAAATTCCTAGAGGATACCAAACTCCAGAACCGCTAAAAGTTCCAACATTGATAAGTTGGAAAACTCTTCCGTAGGTGCCCAAAGGATAGTCGTTGTTTTTTGCAACTGTATCGGACGAGCCAGTGATCCAAAGACCCACTTCTCCAATTGAACCAGTATAAACCGTTAAGGTAACGGCTCTTCCCAATGCAGTTGGGACCGAAGTTCCAGCACCCCAAAAGCTCGTTTCGGTTAGAGTTCCAACGTCTGCTGTTCCAAATCCTTGAGCGACAACTCTTGGCCGAACATAACCATTAAATTGCACCAACTGACCCGTATTATTGTTAAATGTTACGTTACCAGAATGCGTTTCATTGCCAGTAATAAACGTATTACCAAGCAAAGCATTGTTCCCAGTTAGGGTATTGGTGCCGCTAAAATTAGTTGCCCCAGTAACTCTAACTCCCTCGAAATACCCAGTAGAACTGACCGACAAAACCCCATCAACGTTCGCCGTTCCTGTTACAAAGATATTAGAAGAAACCCTTAAACTACCTGTAAGATTGTAGTCTCCAGTATGATCAACGTTTTGGTTAATTGTTAGTCTATCACCCTCACTCGCTCCAGTGGTAAAGTTAGTGGACGAACGAATCGTGGTTGTTCCATTAGCCACCGTCACATTACCAGTAAACGTAGAGTTGCCATTAACAGAGAGATTTCCCGTTAAAGAAGTCGGCCCGCCTTGAAAGAAGTCTCCAGTATGAGAGAGCGTTCCAGTTAAACTGGCCGTTCCATTGTGAGTAAGCGCCCCGCCAGTAATAGCTACGCTAGAGTGGAATGTCGCTGCTCCCCTAACCGTGGAGACTCCGCTCGTTGTGACCCCGCTTTCAAAGAACACGGAGTTTTGAAACGTGCCTGTATTTTGAAATGTATTTGGGCCGCTAAAAGTGTTAGTGCCAGACGACCCAATGTTGCCAGAGATAGTTGTCGCGCCGCCCAAAACAGTCGCTCCAGTAACTCGCGCATTTTGGAAGAACCCAGTCCCAGTAACGGTAATGGAGGCTAATCCAGTAGCCCCGATATTTAAATTTGCGTTAAGTGTTCCAACAACCGTTACACTGCCTCCGAAAACAGCATCTGTTCCAGTGATCCCAGTAGCGTACAGAGTCCCAAAACGATTGCTCGCTGCGCCCAAATCCACTAACCCATCATTGTGTGGCGAAAGTTTTCCAGACACATTGCCAGAAGCGTCAAATCCTGCGCGGGAGATTAAATTCCCACTAAACGTTTTCGCTCCAGAAACAGTTTGAGCGCCCGCCGAGTAAACAATTCCAGTGCCGTTTGGAAACAGACCAGAATGAACTGCGCTAACCGCTTGGTCAACCCTTGTAGCTGTATTAGTTAATGAAAAGACACCCATATTCCTTAGACTGTTTTACACGCGACAGGAATAATTGACCAATCTCCAGAATAAAAGTAATAATTAGCCGACTCATCCCTATTCGGGAGGCATAGAGCCCTATCAATATATTCGCCGCCTTCAAATAAAAACGAATAAGTTTCCCCGTCCTCTGATTTATAAACGGGGCCGTTAGAGGTGATTGAGACGGTATTGTTAGTGAATATGGCGGTCATGGTATGGAGATGATTGACCCAGCCCCAGTGGTTGAACCAACATTGTTTCTTGCTATGATTCTATAGTAGTAATATGAGTCGTTTCCGCGAGAAACGCTGTTGTCAGAATAATTAGTCACTGTCGTAACTCCAGCAGGAATGTCATTATAAATAACGCCACCGTCTTCCGACAACTGAACTTGATAACCAGTGGCAAACGCCGAAGCTGTCCAATCCATATCTACCGAGGTAGTATTATCCGCGATGGAATTAATGTTTGGCGCTGGGGAGGGCGGCACAATTGCATAAGGACAAAATTGAGCGTCATCAGTCCAATTATCGGCTAACATTAAGTTCCCATCGCCATCCAACAAATAATTTATGGAACAATCTGTCCCATAAATATACAAATAAGGATCAATCGTCAAAACATCTCCAGAAGCGTCAATTAATTTTCTTGCATCAGAAGAATACAAATAATAAGGTTGCGCCCCATCGGATAAAACACCAAATTTCTGCATTAGTCCGCCGCTTTCATAACACTGGAAACCAAAAGATAAGTTGGCCGAAACGAAATCATTGATTGGAGTCGATTGAGAGTAGGAGTTTAACTTGGCATTCTCAATTTTGAGAGAGCGGCTTTCGGTAAAGAATCCAGTAGTTCCAGAAACTCCCGAGGAAAGAAAGCCAGACAGCGCGGCGAAACTTTTACCTGATAAAAACACATCTTGCGGGTCAAGAAAATTTAGTTGGGCGTTATATTTTTGTTCGCCGCCCATAATTCCAGTAAATGAGCCAGATGAAAAGTTGGAAACAATGGTTGAAACATTCAACTGCCCTTGAACTGGATACTTAATCTTGCGCCCGCGTGGAAAATTACTGCCAAATCCATAGCTTGTTTCTCTAGGAATTGAAATGCCGAAGTCCAACGATTGAATTTTTGCGTCAGATAATGGCGTTAAAACCGCCGAAGGAACCTCTAAATTGTCCAAAATAGCTGTAAATTTCACCTCCGTAGTGGGCAAAATAGGCATCTGCGCAATAGTAATTTCATCTAATGCCGCCGAAAGTTGAGCCCAATCGAGGGACAAATAGTAAGTATTTTGTTCGCCACTCCCTAAATTTACCGCTGGAACCTTAACTCTGTTGCTAGAAACGACACTCGCTTCGATGTTCGACCCCACAAAAGACGCCGAAGCTCGGGCCAAATCGCTCGTTTTGATGGAAAAACCATACTGTGTTATATAGCAATTTCCTATCGCCAAACATTCTACGCCATTAAGAGATTGTTGGTCGCGGAGTTGTTTGATAAAATCATACGATTGCTTATCAGAGGTGAACAAATAAACGTTAAAAGAGGAGTCGCTTTTATCATTTAATACCGAGGTAAATTCATTGTCAAAACCAAAATTCAACCCCAAAACATTCTCGTTGTCGAATTTCCTTGTTGGAATAAAGGATAAATCAAAAGAAATATCGGGGGCCAAAGAAGGGTCGTCAATCGCCAGCTTTTGAGAGCCAATTTGTCCTGCCGAATTTCTCGCTACATCGACAGAAAACCCAAACGAGTCGTTTAAACCAATAAATGCCAAACCCCTACGATCACTTTCCGTATAACCAGAAAGGTCAACGGCAACTAATACTGAGTTACTTTTAATGTAATGGCGGCTCATAAAATTTCAAGTCCATGTTTCGCCCCAAGATCACGCATCATTTTTTGGAAATTCACTTCTCCAGTAGTTACAACCACCTCCGAAATATGTCCGACAAACGGGGCTGGGACTTGAGAGTTATGTCCAGTCGTTAAGATTCCAATAGACCCATAACGATTTCTCCCGATAGACCCAGGAAGGTCCAAATTAGACGAATCGTACTTTAAACCAGTAGATGGCGTTTGCGTATTAACGGCTCCAGTGATAATTCCGCTAGCTCCGCCATAAATTCCAACGACATTATATGCGCCGCCAGATAATTCTGCGAAAAACGTGTTCCCAAGGTTGGTTTTACTGTATAAACGATTGCCAGAAATGGTCATACCACGATTCCAAAAATCAGAAAACACACTCATGTATCCAGACGAAGCTGGCTTAACCACGGCGAAAATACCATATTTATTACCAGCCGATAACGAACCTGTCTGTGTCAAATAAGATTCTCCGTTGAAATACAAAGCAGGACGCGCATTAGATTGAAGTTCGTCCAGCCTTGGGCGTAGAGAATCTGTGACAACAGACCTAGAAACGTCTCTCCCAGCAATAGAATCTTTCCATGTAAAAATAGATTGGCCGTTGGAATATCCAGTGATGGACTCTTGCTGGAAGTGACAAATGGGATAACCATATCCAGAAACGTCTAGTGGTATCTTAGCGTTATCGGCATTCACTGACCACCTGCGCCATCCAAGGGTATTTATGTTTGCGAACCCACCCCCGCTAATAGGGGAATTGTTAATAAAATCAGGATATTCTCCATCAGCGACATCAAAAACGCCAGAATAATTACCGAAATTAACCAACGCATCAAGGCAGCTATTAATTTCCGCCGAAGATAATTGATTGCCGCTCAAATATAAACCAGTCAAAGCGGTATTGGTCGTAATATCCAGAGAGGAGACGCGATTGTTGGCAATTTTCAAGGACTTCAATCCAGTAGTGTTTCGAGTATCCAACTCTGTTAAAGAATTGCTTGTGAGGTCAAGATGTTGCAATCTTCTTGATTCATTCAATAACGCCTGAGATATTGTGTTGCTAGTTAAAGACAAACTCACAATAGACGCCCTATCACTCAACGAGAACGACTCAATTCGCTGATTTTGCGCCGAAACGCCCGTGATAGCGCCAAAAAGACTGACGCTTTGAGGGCCATTGTCCCAAGATTTGGAAATCGTCCCATCGGCAACAACTTGTTTTTCTCCGCCGCCATAACTAACTAAAGAAAAATCATTAACAGAATCCACCGACAAATCAATATACGATTGGCCGTTTCTTTGGTTAATAATAATGGCGGGCGAATTATTTTTCGGCAAAATCCCAAGAGTGTCTTCTATGAGGTCAAGCTCCACAGAATTGCTGTTCTGATAAACCCATGTATGACGCCAAGACGGGCAAAAGAAAACCTTGTCGCGGTTGTAAATTTTTGGCGGGCGATAAGAAAATTTCAGTTCGCCAAACTTACTTTCTGCGAAATGAAGAATCGCTTTTGTTTGGGCGTCTGTCAGGCCATTGAATTTAATCGTGAGATTCTCAATGGAATGAATGTTCTTCTTGTCGTAAACTCTTTGGTAGAATGAATTGGCGAACTCAATTCGCGACACGTCTGGTTTAGTGGCAACAGAATACTCAAAAGACTGATCTAAAAACAAATCCTGTGTCCACATACTCCCAGAAGAGAAAGGGGCGTTAGAAACGCTTGAAACGTGCGCGCCAGTACAGTAGAAGAAGTTGTTAAATTTATTTTGGTTATCTGCCTCAAAATATCGAATAGAATACTTGGGGACACTTTCTCCGTTTGACCACTGTTGCAGATTATGGTTGACAAAAGCTAATCCGCTCCAGTTTAACTGCGGCGAACGATTATCAATAACAATTCGCGCCGAAATTTCATTCTCGGAATTTGATCGTGCCGCCCAAGAGAAATCATCCGCAAAACCACTAATTGTTTTATAAATACTAGAAGCGTCGTTCATCACGACAGGCAAGGTTCCACTTCTTGACTCAAGATAGTTAAGAACTTGCGCCGCTTCTTCGTCCCTTACTCGAAATGTTAAATTATAATCAGCAATTACTGAGTTCAACGACTGTCCCATGCGCCGCAAAACTCTGTTTGGATACTTAATCTCAGAAGTTCTTGTTGCGAAAGATACAGAAGACCCATAAGATGGGGCAATAGTCAGTCCCGTTAAGTCGGCAACACCAGTAATGTTCCTATCTCTATTGTAAAAATAATCGCTCACGCAAGAAATCCTCCAAAAGTAAGATTTTTTACTGGTTGGCCATCAGCGGATGTTTGAATGGTTTCCCCAAGCAATTGAGTATTGGGGACCGAAAAACTAGCTACGACGTTTTCTAAGGAACGATCTTTGATACTAATACTAACAATATCAGATGAAAAGTTCTGCGTATAGGCATAGGAATTACGCATATCAGACG